ATAAAGTAGGGAAAGAATCTCGTAGAAATGTTTGGAGATTTAACAAAGTATTGGAGATACTATGAAAATAATAAAAAGAAGCGAACCGTTTGACATAGACGTAAAGCGCTTTTATCTGCCATTTGTATTGGAGGCGGCGTGTCCCAATTGTGGAACACAGCAAGCTGATGACTTGAGTATTGATTATTTGAGTTACCCGACAGCCATGTGGCGGCAGCCCCACCGTTTTTGGTGCAGGACGTGCGACAAAGAGTGGGATGAAAACATTTATATTGACATAGATATTCGGAATGAAAAGATTACAACATAATTGACGACAATAAAGAATAGAGTTATAAAGCACTCACAATAAATAATTCACGGGGTCCGTTACCTGTTCAGTAAAGTTCTATGGCCCCATCTTTTCACTAGGAACGGCAATGAGACCAATAACGCAACGACATAAAGATGCCCTAATCGCCTTCGATCAAAGAGCGCACTTTACAGATGACGGCTACGAAAGGGTTATGCTTGAGCTAGGGGTCAGCCGGCTAGAAGCAAAGAGGCTTGTCCACGACGGGTGCGATAAAATAACAAGCAACTTCTCCAAAGAGGGCTTAGGCACAAGAGCTACCAATGTTTTGATAAACGGGTGTATCCGCCTAGGGATTTCAACAACCAGGGAAATTATTGATAAGCTGAAAACACAACCAATGTTCTTTAGGTGGTTGAAAAATAGTGGTAAAAAAACGTCAGATGAATTAAACGAGTGGATACTGGGGAAAAAAGGTGGGGAAAACGAGTTATGCCCAGAGTGTGGCAGGCGCTACGAACGCAAAATATATATTAACATTTACTGGCGACCTGGTTGGTCCGGAGAAGTCTTTTTCGAAACCGAAGACGATGCGATAAAACACAGCGAGGATAGGCCAGGGTATGTGGAAACAATTAGAATCAAGTAACATAGGAGAAAAATCATGTTTGACAATATTTCAAAACTTATGAAGACAGCTTTAGAACAAAAAAAGCTTACGCAAGCAGAGCTAGCTAGGTCGCTAGGGTTTAAAAATTCCCAGTTTATCTCAAATGTAGTCAGAGGTAAGTGCTCACTACCATTAAAAAGAATGAAGCACTTTAGCTATCTAACCGACACATCAATTGATGAAATAAAGACAGCGTATTTGCTGGACGCAGCGGCGCGATTTGACGAGGCAACGAAATGAATAAGAATATAGATGCGATTGAATTTAATTGGGAAGCGCTGGGCGCCGTGCTTGCGAGCCTGTCGACCGATGAACAGGTGCCGTTTTTCAAGGGCTTCGCTGACGAAATGAATAAATATCCTACGCACTTTGCCAAAGAATCTCAATTGGTGGCCATCGTGGACACGTACGGGAAATTTACAGAAGAACAGAAGCACGTCTACGCGACAATGGGCCAAGAATGAGGGACAGGCTAAATTGGGAAATGATGCTTATTGCCTATTCGGTGTCGATTGTATTGTTATATACTGGGCAGACGTACTTTGCGGCAGTTTTCTTCGGCGTATTTGTTGTCTTTTGGCGGATGGAATTCAGGGGCAAGAAATGACTAGACGTAAAAGATCAACACCTAAACAGAAAATAACTTGGCTATCGAAACACCCTCAGTTATTCGCTAATTTTCGGGATGACCCTCAAGAAGTACAAAAGAGGGTATTTAATGCAATGAAAAAAGCCGAGTTAATAGCGCCGACGACAAATATTGTCGATACTGATACTTGGGGATATGTAATCGAAGCTTCAAAGTGTGCTATGATTAGTAATGGTAACGAATTGGCATAGACAAGACGACCCAGACATAATTAACGTACATGATTTATTGAAGCATAAAAAAGTAGCGCAACAAAAATTATCAGAAAACTTTAAAATCGACCTATTCTTAGATAGCTACGACAACTTAAAGGAAGAAATCTATAGAAATTTGATTATAATGCTTGCAAAAGAGGGAATGAATACGCGCGAAATCTCTAAAACATTAAATGTTCCCGTTAGAACATTGACCTATCATATTAATAAGCTGTTCTAAATAGATTGGAAAGCAAACCAATCTCGAATTAAAAAAAATAAATCTTCGCTAGTATCCTCACAATCAATAGACAAGACTTCTGCCAGTTCTTCTGGCGTGTCTAGGTCAAGTAACATATTAAATGTTTGAGGTGTTTTGCGAAGCTTATCGAATAGTAATAAAGCTTTCATAGGTAAAGTCTATCACAGAATGTTATTTAGTCAAAATATCGTACTATTTACTCTTTTTTTAGTGATATTGGTTAGTTGTCTAAAGTAAAATCGTCATAATAGTTTGCATTCCTTGGCGTCTAGTAGCGCACGTTGTTTTTTCACTATTTTATAGTCAAGATTGCGCAATTCGTCTTGGTAAGGATCTGTGTAAGGGTCCAAGGCTGGGTGCTCGCGGTCGTATTTGTCCCGCAAGGCGTCCATCGCTTCGGAAAGTATCGCTAATTCATATTCATTTAAGTAAACTTTCATAACTCACTCCCAGTATATGCACAAGAAACGGCATAAATTAGTCAATATCAAGATCATATGTCCAATAATTGGCATAATAGCGACAATCTTCCTCGACCCAGTCAAAATCTCCGTATTCCGCCACTTTTTCCGCCATACATGAGTAATACTCTTCGGCAGGTGTTAGATAATCAGTAGTCCCGCATCCTACCAGTAGAGCGAAAAGCAAGAAAGTCCTGGATGGCATCCATATCGCCGTCTTCAATCTCATAATTATCTCCAATTACTAGCATCATGCCCCTATATACGAGCATCTTTTCTTCGTTTGTGAGGGTGTAAGACTCAATAGTTTCAAGAATCTTTTGAATTTTTGTCATTTGATGCCCCTTTTTCTATGCTGAGTTTATATCAGTCGAAGAATTCACCATACCAGCAGGTGTTTATAGAATTTATGCCTGGCCCTTATCGTCTTTAATTCCTTTTTTGCTGTAAAAGTCTAATGCTTTTCTGATGAGTGTTGAGATTTCCTTTTCTCCTGACCGCTTCAATAACCCATTCATATATCCTATTTCATGTCTAAAGATATATCGTTGAGTTGGTCTTGCACTCAGTACGGGCCTCCCTACCGGGTTTTTCTTCATATTCAATCCTTTGTTTATAATAATATTGTATGCCCTTTATTATGATAAGTCAAGATAAATCGACAGTCTAGTAAAAAAAGCCTATAATGTGGCATGAGTTGGAAATCAGACGAACCATGTGCGATTTGTGGTAGACCAGAGCAAGTCTGCTATCACCATCTAACAAGCAGGGGCGCCAGAAAAGACCTCCAGGACGAGGCGTGGAATAAGTTTCCCGTATGCTTCAAACACCACACTGAGGATTTCCACGGGCGCGGACTTAATAGAACTGCGATCAAGTACTCACAGGTTAGATCATGGCTCAGGGATATGGGGTGGAGATTCGACCCGTTTTTGAGCAAGTGGAAAAATGACAAGGCTGACGTTGGCCTCATGGAATGAGAGGGCTTTTTATCGAGACTAGCTTTAGCTTTATAGATAAGTCAGGCGATGTTATAATCCTATACGATGCCCAAGACGTTGCATGGTTAGAGCTCATGAGGTACTTAAATGTCAGTTATCAAGCCACAAAATTTATCGAAAGCGATCAAGAAAAAGATTGACTTAGCAGGAAAACAAACTTCGAAAACTTGGGCAAAAAAAGGCAGTAAATTACTGGACCTAATGATTAACGATTCACTAGATCGAGGCTATTCCACAGAAAATAAGATCGGTAAATTCACAAAGTATAAAAAAAGCACTGCGCAGAGAAAGGGCAGGTATTCCCCGGTTGATTTATACGACACTGGAGAGCTCCGCAACTCACTATCAGTTAAACCGACAACCGGCGCCGACATTGAGGCTAAGTTCGGCGACCCTAATAAGATATTGCAATACTTGAATAAGAAAACCAAGCACACCAAAGCCGCTAGACCGCCACTTCCAAGAGGAAACTCGGGATTTAATAACCCGATCAAGAAGGCGCTCACTGCATTATACAAAAAATTGTATAAACTCTAAATTTCGCCCAGATTATCAATATTGTTAACATAAAAATGTTACTCACATCAGTAATTTTCTTTGCATTCCATATTCCATATCGTAATATGTGGTTACACGACATTTATATAGGAGCAACCATGAGCGATTACAATCTAACGATATTTGATTTGAAAGAGGGGAAAGAGTACCAACTAGACAATTTCACAATAGGCAGGCGCTTTAGAGTTAGCGGTGGACGCCTTGAGTATTCTGTTACATCTAGCGGGAATTGGAGACTGTGGGATGACCCTGTCCATTGCCATAAAGAAGTGTTTCGCGAGGTCAAGCCAAAGAAAAAGCTGTATGCGTACCTAGTCCAGTGCACTAATCCTGATATTTACATAATGGAATGGTATTCTGGTGTTTGCGCAGCAGTAACATGCATAAGAATGCCAGATTTTGACCGAGAAATAGAGTCATGAGTGCAGCAGTGTACCCGCCTGCGAAAGTAGACGAAAAGAAATACCGCGAGAATTACGACAGGATATTCGGGAAGAAAGACAAAAAAGGGCTTGAGATAGAATCCGATCTAATGAAGGCATGGAGTGATGCTCTGGAAAAGGGGACGGGAATCATCTACGTTAGCGAGAATGGCGACATATCTTATATTGAGCATGAATCAATACGTAAAACAGCCGAGGAATTTGCGAATGATTGGGACAGATATAAGCGAACAGGCGTTAAGCCTTGGGAGGAATAACATGCACGATGAATTACATATGGAGATAGGCGACTTAAAAGACCAGATCAAGGAATTGGAAGAAGAGTTGCACCAACAACGATTTAACAATCACCACAACTTATCTGTTGACCAGAAGGTTAGCGATCAGGTTGCAGAGCTAGAAAAAGAGAGTAAGAAGTATCGAGAAGCACTGGAATTTTATGCTGACAAAGACAATTGGCGGCATCTTGGCGTTAAAAAGGGCAATAGATTTATACGTATAGACGATATGGAAATGATAGATTGTAGTGGCAAATGGGGCGGTAAAAGAGCAAGGCAAGCATTAAACAAATAGAGGGAGAGTAGATAATGATTATTGATGGAAATAAAAGACCAGGGCAAGCAAAGGCTTATAAGACAAAATTAGAACTGGAGCAGTCCAGAGAGATCGACATATTAAATGCAAAAATAAAAGAAGCAGAGAGCATGATTAAGCTAGCAATCGACGAATCAAAATGTAGTTGTTTTCCTCACTCTGTGATGTGTGTACACTGCAGGCTGAAAGGTTACATGAATAAATACAGGAGAAATGATGAGTGAAACATTTGAAGAGTTATTTGAAAAAATAGACAAGCTTGAGCGAGATAATAAGGTGCTGAAAGAGGCGTGTGAGTTTTATGCTGAGCCAGAGAGTTGGATGGTCAAAGACAAGCACTCATGGCGCAAGTCTAGTCCGCGTTCACATGGTGACGATGAATACATAAGAAGCTATCATCACGAACGCCCAGTTGGATTAATCGGGACTGTAAGCGTTGGCGGCAAAAGAGCAAGACAGGCACTATCTAAAATAAGGAGTGAGGGATGACAAGACAAAATAGGTTGGTTTCAACCGTCGTGCACAAGAGCGGGGAGGAGCTTATAACAATTAGTCAGTACGACAGGGAAGACATATATAAATTGTTTGTGGAGAACCATATGAATGTTGATATTAATTTCTCCAAAAAAGAACTCGAAGATATTATTGATAGAATCGGCAAAGTGCTAGAGCGGACAGACAGGCACTATCTAAAATAAGGAGTGAGGGGAATGAGTCATGAAATAGGAATAAGAATGGGCGGCTATATTGACGAGAACAACAAGTTGATGAACCGCACAGAGTTAGATAAAAGAATTGCCATGAAAGATGAGAGAATAAAGCAACTCGAAGATGCGCTTAGAAAAATATTTAACAATCCAGTATGTGCCGAATATCATGCTGGCAAGGCATTAGGAGAAGAGTAGATGAGAGTAAGTGTACTACATCTAATACAAAACAGATAAGTAGTGTATATAATACAAAAATGGGATAAGTCATGAAAACAATTAGGGTAGACGATATAAATAAACTGCTTGCAGGCAAAGATGCCAAGATTGTCCGGTTAATTAAAGAGCGTGACGAGGCAAGGGAGCACATTTGTGATATTTGCTTCCAGGGAGATTGTGCTGACTGTGAGTGGAACTTTTGCGGAGAAAAAAATGAAGGCAAGAGCTAACAAAAATACCGTCATGTTAACAAAAAAATGTTAGAACAACGATGAAGGCAGTAATTATAATTCTAGCAGTAGTATTTATTGTTTATATATTAGTTAAACATAAGATTGATTTAGGTGGTAAGTAATGACGTTACGGTATGAGTGCTTAAAAATAACGGGCAGGTTCAGGATGCTGGCCAGGGAAATCGATAAGGCGTTTCGGTTCACCTTGATCGTTGGTTGGCTTGACGTGGTTCTAAAAAGATGGGGCAAGTAAGGAATAACTCACTTTACATTCACACCAATTAGTACCATACTAGGATCATTCCCCAACAGCTTATTGAATCGATGGTAAGCTTCTTAAAACTCTCGGTCGAGAAATCATCGGGAGTTTCCTTTTCTTGACATTACTTGTTAATTAGTAACATAATAGTACAAGAACAAGGACGAGTGAATGGCCGTAATTAAATCAGAGAAAGAAAACTTCAAAATAGTACCCATTGAAAAACTAATCCCGTCGCCCCGCAATAATAATAGACATTCTATTGAGCAATTAGAGCGTCTAGCCAAGATTATTGAGCATAGAGGCTTTAGAGAGCCATTGACTGTATCGAAAAGAAGCGGCTTTGTGGTATGTGGTCACGCTAGATTAGAGGCTGCTAAGATATTGGGGATGAATGAGTTGCCTGTTATCTATCAGGACTTTGAGAATGAGGCTGAAGAGTATAGCCACATGACGGCCGATAATGAAATCGCCAGGTGGGCAGAGCTTGACATGCATGACGTTTACACCGCGATAGAAGAAATGCCAGATATTGACATTGAATTGCTAGGTATAAAACAGCCTGTTAAAATTGACGAGCCTGAGATGCCTGACCTTGGAGACGGTACTGACCCAGATATTCAAAGTATGACATTCACAGTTTCAAACGAGCAGGCGGATATTATACGGGGTGCGATGTCAAAAGCAAAAGATACATTGGATCACAGGGACGAGATTAACCAAAACGAAAATGGCAATCTTATTGGCGCAGTGTGCAGGACGTTCCTTTATGATTAAGGATATTTTCGTCAGGCTAATTACAAAGCCCGATGCCGACAGGGTGGTTAAAAAGCTACACTATTCCGGCAAGGTTACTAGCAATAGCCAAATAAATTTCGGCGTATTCCACAACAATGTTTTACTGGGCGCCGCTCAATTTGGCCCATCGATAGATAAGCGCAGAATGGGGCAGTCTTTAGGTATTGGGATGAATGAGTCTCTCGAACTGAATAGACTAGCCATAGACGACAAACTAGGTAAAAATGCAGAAAGTAGAGTTCTTGGGATATGCCTTAGAATGATAAAGAAGCAATACCCATTCATTAGGTGTATTATATCATTCGCAGACGCTTGCCAGTGTGGGGATGGTACGATTTATAGGGCCAGTAATTTCAAGCTGCACTCATTTAAAAGGAATGACTCCCTTTTTTGGATACCGGGGTATGGCGTAATACAAAGGTTGGTACTGAGCACCGCAAGACCTACACCTGTACAAAGAGAGATAAGAAAAAAGCTAGGGATGCCAACCGAGTCAGAGCAGCGACTGGTCAAAGCACTAGGCGGTGAACCTATTGCTGGTTACCAGATGAAGTATATTTACTACTTCGACAAAGAACTAGAAAAATCTCATCCCTCCATACCATTTGACAAAATACCAGACGAAGTTAAAATGTATAAAGGAACCAAGCGCACTAAGCATGATAGTAATGCGTCTACCTCCCAGGTAGAAGAAGGCGGGGCAGAACCGACCAGTGCGCTCCAATTACAAGGTCAAGATGACCGATAATCAACAAAAAGAATATGACATAGCCGCCAGCCCATTCGACTGGGGGAAGTTAGACGGACTACTGGCACTTAAATCAAACGCTGTAGTGTGCTCAGAGCTATTAGGCGTATGTAAAACAACGCTTAAAGACCATATTAAAAAGAGATATGGAATATCATTTACCGAATACGCAGACATAAAACTATCGCCAACTAGGGTTCGATTAGTCCAAAAAGCATTGAAGATGGCAGAGAATGGCGATCGAGTCATGTTGATATTTTGCTTAAAGAACCTATGTCATTGGGCAGACAAACAGGAATTGACAACTATAAACGAAAACATAAATATTAATGTAGACAAAGATGACATCAATCTATAACCACAAGGATAAGTGAATGGCCGAACAAAAAAGTAAACCCGCAGAAGTAAAACAAGCTCCAATTCAACGTAATTACACTAAAGACATGAATATCGATAGCGATCTATTTAAGCTAGAAGTTTCTAATCTTATGAAGAACGTATCTTACGACGAGACTAGACCAATACTTGTGCCAGTAGAGCACTGTCATTTTTTCAGAACATTCGACTCAAGCGGTAAAAAACAAACTACTTCCAACGCTGTCGGTGGTCACTATCATAACGTAACTATCTGTGTAGACGACGAGGGTAACTTATCTGGCAAGTGTGGACCAGCAATGGGATCAAAAATAGCTGATGATCATATTCATAACGTTAGCTACATTCGATCAAATGAATTAGAGCTCAGAAAAGTTAATCCTAAAGCATCTCAATTTATAGCTAATTTCGAGAGAGTATAATGGAGATTAAAGATATTATCAGCACGTCAGTTGATAAATTTATCGATGATACATTCCCTAAAGATACTATTCGAAGCTTTTTAAAGAATCACGAAAGGCGGCACATACTAGAGAGCAATCTTCTAGGTCAAATCAAGAAAGCCGATCATGTGATTAAGGAGAGGGAAACTATCGAGGGGCTTGTTAATGACTTTGCAAGGACGTTTTGTGACGTTGCTATTAGAGTTAAGTCTAGAGAATTGACGAGTGGGATTATAGTTGTTTAAGAAAACTCTAAAACAAATGGAGGCAGTCCGTCTTTTAGCAGGCATTGCAGTGCATTGTATGTTATTTGGCGGGTCGTAGTTTAGATCTGGTAAAACTTTTATTGCAATATTCGCGATAATGGTTAGGGCGTGTAAGGTAAGATCAAGACACGCGATAATTAGAAATACGTTCACCTCGGTTAAGCGATCTATATGGAAAGATACCCTCCCAAAGCTGTTGAGAATATGCTTCCCTGATCTGCCCGTAACATGGAATAAGTCCGATTACTACATAACGCTACCAAACAAATCAGAGGTATGGATCGGCGGGCTAGACGACGATAAACGTGCGGAGAAAATACTTGGAAATGAGTATTCCACCATTTATTTCAATGAATCATCGCAGCTTAGCTATTCGTCTGTACAAATTGCACTAACTAGATTGGCGGAAAAGAATGAGCTAACCAAAAAGGTGTATTACGATTGTAACCCACCATCCAAGAAACACTGGAGCTATTGGCTATTTATCAAGAAGATAAATCCAGTCGAGTCGGAACCATTGTCAAATCCAGATAACTATTGCTCGTTGCTAATGAATCCACAGGATAATTTAGAGAACATTGACGAGGATTACTTATTGATGTTAGAATCTTTGCCTCAAAAAGAGCGCGACAGATTTTTGCTAGGATTATTCACCGACTCAGATGATGGATTGGCTTATTACGCTTTCGACCATGATAAGCATGTTGGCGAAACTAAACGAGATTACGGGACGCTATTTATAGGCATGGACTTCAATGTTGACCCGATGACGGCGGTTATATTCCAATACATAGATAATAAATTTTATGTCCATGATGAGATATTCTTAAACAACTCCGACACTTATAAAATGTGTGACGCCTTGATAAGAAAGAATTATATCGGTGACGTGATTCCTGATAGTACAGGCAAGAATAGAAAGACATCTGGTAAGTCAGACCACCAAATATTGAAAGACAATGGGTTTAAAGTTATCAGTACGCGCAATCCTTTTGTAACTGATCGCGTGAATAATATCAATAGACTGTTAACTGAGAATCGAGTTATAATAAATCCGAGATGCAAGAAGCTAATCAATGACCTAAATAAGGTGTCATGGAAAGACAATAAGCTAGATCAGAAGACCGATACAAGCC